ACAGGTGCTGTTAATTGGCAAACAACAGTTAAAACAGGAACTTTTACAGCAGTAGCTGGCGAAGGATATTTTGTTGATACAACAAGCGGAGGATTTAACGTCAATCTTCCTGCAGGAACTGCAGGAGCAGTTGTTGGTTTTAAAGACTATGCAAATACATTTGATACAGGTAATTTAACACTTGTTCAAAATGGTTCAGACAAAATTGGTGGTTCAACTGTTAATGCAGTTTTACAAACAGAAGGTTTAGCGGTTACATTAGTATTTATAGATTCAACACAAGGTTGGTTAGTAACAGATTCAGGACTACAATCAGAGGCACCAACAGCTCAATATATACAAGCTACGGGAGGGACGGCAGCAAACACGCCTTGTGGTAATTTTAAAACACATACATTTACAGGACCAGGTACTTTTACAGTTTGTTCTGCTGGTAATTCGGCAGGTTCAAATACAATAGAATATTTAGTAGTAGCAGGAGGTGGTGGTGCTGCAGGAGGTTCTCCTGGAGCCGTTGGATCTGGAGGTGGCGGTGCAGGTGGATTTAGATTTGCTGCACCAACTTTAGCACCTTTAACTTATCCAGCTAAACCTCTAGCAGGTCCGGCAGCTTTACCCGTAACAGCAACTGGATATCCAGTTACTGTAGGTGGTGGAGGTGCTGGTTCACCAGCTAGCCCACCTAGTAATACAAGAGGGACAGCAGGAGTAAATTCAGTTTTCGCAGGAACAACTACCATAACATCAGCAGGTGGTGGAGGTGGTGGAGCAGACAGTGGTCAAAATGCAGGAGGAAGTGGTGGCTCTGGAGGTGGGGGTTCAAACAGTGGAGGAGCAGGAACTGGTAATAGTCCACCTGTAACTCCAGCACAAGGCAAAGATGGTGGAACAGGTGTTGGAACATCTACTCCAGGTTGGGGTGCAGCTGGAGGCGGTGGGGCTATTTGTGCAGGTCAAGCTGCTCAAGGTTCAAATGGAGGTTATGGTGGTGATGGAGGTGGATTACCTCTAGCTTTTGGCGCTAATGGTGTTCCTTGTGGGAGTTATAGATATTATGCTGGTGGTGGCGGTGGTGGAGCTGGTTATGCGGGTGGATCACAACCAGCAGGTGCTGGTGGAAAAGGTGGTGGAGGTGCTGGTAAAAACGGAGCTGCTGGTCCAACTACAGGAAATGCAGGAACTACAAATAGTGGTGGTGGCGGAGGTGGAATAGCCACAAACTCTGTTGGTGGAACAGGTGGTTCAGGAATTGTTGTTATTAGATACAAATTTCAAAATTAATATGTATTTACTGAACTTTAAAATTAATATATAAGGAGAAACATTATGGCACATTTTGCAAAACTCGGAGCTAACGGAAAAGTTATTCAAGTGTTAACTATGGATAACGATAAGATGTTAAATGCTGATGGTGTTGAAGATGAAACAGTAGGTCAACAGTGGTTAGAAACACATAACAACTGGCCTGCACAAATGTGGATTCAAACATCTTACAATACATCAGGCAATACACATAAATTAGGTGGCACACCTTTTAGAGGAAACTATGCAGGCATAGGTTATGAGTGGGACGAAGATAATCAAATCTTTTGGCCTAAAAAACCATATGCTTCTTGGGTAAAAAATACTACAACTGCTGCTTGGCAATCACCAATAGGTGATGCTCCTGCATTAACTGAAGAACAAGAATCGCAAAATACAGCTCAAACTCATAGATGGTCTTATGTCTGGGATGAAGAAGGCCAGTCTTGGGACTTGACAGATATGACACCATAAATTAAAAAGGTATGTGGTATGCAAAAGAAAGTATTATCTGAACAAGCTTTATATTATGGTGATGTGGCAATGCCCAAAGATTGGGACATTGACCGAGATAAATTATCAGGCGACATCTTACAATCATTAATTCAAAACAAAAATTTTCCATTCTCACGAACATTTGATATGTTAAATACATATATGCGAGATCATATAAATTTAAACTATGGTTTTACTTTAGTTAACAAAGAAACGTGGGGTAGTATCTATAAACCCAGTGAGACTACAGTTCCTTTATTAAATATTGATCCAGTGGATTTACGTAACTCTCCAGACTTTACATTATTATATGGTGTTAAAGTTAAAGATTGTTTTGTTAGAATACACTATGAAGATAACAGACGTAAAGGTAGATCTTGGGATATAAAACTTACAGATAATATGTTCATAATGTTTCCATCAACTAATATGTATTACTTAACCAATAATCAAAAGGATAGTTTAAATTTTGTGCAAACTATAACATATGAATATATCTAATTATTATTGGTATTTTAGTGGTGTATTGACACCAAAATTTTGTGATGAAGTTATTAAATATGCTAATGCACAAAAAGAAGTTATGGCTAGAACTGGTGGCTATGGTGATAAAGAATTAAATAAAGAAGAAGTCAAAAATCTACAAAGAAAAAGAAAATCAGATTTAGTGTGGCTCAATGACACTTGGATATATAAAGAATTGCATCCATATGTTCACGAAGCTAATAGAAACGCTGGTTGGAATTTTGATTGGGAGAGATCTGAATCTTGTCAATTTACAAAATATAAATTAAATCAATATTACGATTGGCATTGTGACAGCTGGGATAAACCTTATGATAAACCAAATACATCAGATCACGGTAAAATTAGAAAATTATCTATGACTTGTCAGCTAACAGATGGATCAGAATATAAAGGCGGTGAATTAGAATTTGATTTTAGAAACTATGATCCACATATGAGAGATGAATCAAAACATAGAATACAATGTAAAGAGATATTACCAAAAGGATCTATTATTGTATTTCCTAGTTTTGTGTGGCATAGAGTTAAACCAGTAACATCAGGCACAAGATATAGTCTTGTGGTATGGCATTTAGGAAGGCCTTTTAGATAATGTAAGCAAGTAACAAATATATTAGTGATGCTCGTAAAAGAGAAAAAGAATTTATAAAAAAACACGGTGACTTTGGAAGATCATATCATTCAACACCATTAACAGCTGACAATGATTTTTTAGATTTTAGAAATTACATTGGTCAAAAGTCTTGGGAGTATTTAGATCACCAGGGTTATGATATGCAACAATATACAACTATGTTTAGTGAAATGTGGGTGCAAGAGTTTGCTAAAAAAGGTGGTGGACATCATTCAGCACACATACATTGGAACCAACACGTATCGGGTTTTTACTTTTTAAAGTGCAGTGATAAAACTTCTTATCCTGTATTTCACGAACCAAAGACTGGTGCAAGATGTACAAAATTAAAAATGAAACCAGACTTAAAAGGTGTATGGCCTGGTCACGAACAGTTTCATCTTAAACCTAAACCAGGTACATTAATTATATTTCCTGGGTTTCTAGAACACGAATATGCAGTAGATTTTGGTATTGAACCATTTAGATTTATACATTGGAACATACAAGCTGTACCAAAAGAAATGGCTAAAGATGTCGTTTAAAAAAAATAAATACACAGTTATTAAAAAAGCAATATCAGAAGATTTAGCAGCTTTTATTAGAAATTATTTTTGTATGCAAAAACAAGTTTATGATACTTGTAAAGCTGCAAGATACTTTTCACCCTTTGAAAATATCATAGGTCATTATGAAAATGAAAACGAACAAATTCCAAATACATATTCTCAATATGCAAATATGGCTATGGAAACTTTATTACTTAAATGTCAACCAGAAATGGAAAAAGCCACAGGATTAAAATTATATCCTGCATACACATACGCTAGAATTTATAAAAAAGGTGATGTTTTAAAAAGACACAAAGATAGATTTTCTTGTGAGATATCAACTACAATGAATCTTGGTGGTGACGACTGGCCTATATATTTAGAGCCGTCTGGAGAAGTTGGTAAAAAAGGTGTTAGAGTAGATTTAAAACCAGGAGATATGCTAGTTTATAGAGGTTGTGAGCTAGAACACTGGAGAGAAAAATTAAAAGGTAAAGAATGTGTGCAAGTTTTTCTGCATTATAACAATCGTAAAACACCGGGAGCTAAAGATAATATGTTCGACAAGCGTCCACATTTAGGTCTTCCTTCCTGGTTTAAACGATGATATAATCTTTAGATGGGGGCAGTACACCACCACATACCTACTGTCCCCTTTTAAGGATTATTTATGAGTTTAGGATTTGACGCAATATCAGCATTACCATTTGCTACATCAGGACCAGATTCAGATGTAAATGTTTCAGTAACAGGAAATCAAGTAGTTATTAGTATTGGAAGTGCTGGAGTTATTGCAGACTCTGTTACAGAAAATTTAACACCAAATCAAGTAACTTTAGGTCTTGGAACTTTAAGTATTAGAACAGATGTAGATCACACTGTTACAGGTTCACAAGTAACTTTAAATATAGGTAATTTTACTATCAGCACAGATGTTGATGTATTACCATCAGGTGTTGACTTGACCTTGGCTACAGGTAATGTTACAATAACTGCTGACGCAAATATAAGTCCTACAGGTTCTCAGTTAACATTAGACACAGT